GAGCAATTACAAGCTCAAATATATGCTAAAGCTAAGTCAATATATCCTAAAGAAGAGTTACAAAATACAATGTGTTATAAAGGTGTAATCAACCAAAGCTATTATAAAACTATGTATGATACGCAAATGGGTACTGGTTACGCCTTTAATTTTGCAACTATTGATAATAATATGATAGACGCTTTATTACAAGACCCTTGGAGTGGTGCAAATTACAGCCAACGTATATGGGGTAACACCGATATACTGGCTGATAGTTTAAGCCAAATACTAGGTGGTGCTATGTTAAGCGGTCAAGGTATAGAAAAGACAGCCAAACAAATACGAGACCGATTTAATGTTAGTGAGTACTACGCTGAGCGACTTATTAGAACTGAGACAAACCACTTTAATAATGAGGTGGACGCTATGGCGTACGAGGAAATGGGACTTGATAAATACGTCTTTGTTGCTACTTTAGATAGTAGGACAAGTGAAATATGCCAACTAATGGATAACAAAGTATTTAAGTATAGCGAGCGTGAGGAGGGCGTTAACTATCCTCCCCTACACCCTAACTGTCGTAGTAAAACACGTGCGTACTTAGGAGCTGAGGAGGAAAAAGACCTACAACGTAGAGCTAGAAACCCTATAACTGGTAAAACTGAGTTAATTAGTAATATGAGTTATAAAGACTGGATAAAACAGTACGCTCAAACAAATCGAGACGTACAACAACCCACTAAAACGGTTGTCAATGCGTCTAAGAGCGTTAAAAATGAGCCAAAAACTACTAAAAACTGGCTTAAAACCGATAATCTACCAGCTTGGTTTAAAGATTATAACGGAAAAATTGACGAAGAGGGTATCTTATTAACTGAGTGGTTAAATAAAAATGGTAACCCTAATAGTAAAGCTAGTAAAGTTTATAGTAAGTCAATAAAAGATTTAGGAAAACGAGACACTAATTTTGATAAAAAGTTTGTTAATATGCAATATAAAGAGGGTAAAGGCTCTTTTGTTAGAGATAGATACAGTAACGATATAATCGCTCCTAAATTAACTAACAAAGATAACCCTACTGGTAGTATCCAAACAATGCTACACGAAAACTGGCACGCTATTGATTATTACAAACACAATAACGGTAAGTTTTTAAGTAATACAAGCGATACTCTTAAATAAGTTGTATATGACGACGACAATAAAATTGGTAAAGATGTTAGTAAGTTATTTGAGGACTTTAATAAACAATGCGGAGACATAGCTAATAGAGTATCCAAGGATAACCATTATTTGTTTGAGGAAATCAATAAAAAATGGAGTGAGGGTAAATACAAAAGCTATCGTAGTTATACAAGTGCGTGGAGTAAGGCACGTAGTAAGATTAAGGAGCTAATAGATTATGAAGAGCGTAACCTTATGGGTGGCGGTGTAAATAATCTACAAGATATTTACGACGGTTTAAGTGCTGGATACTTTAAAGATAGTGGTACTGTTAAATACGGACACGGTCGTAAATACTTTAGAAAAGGTGGCGTCGATAGTCAAGTTAGAGAAATCGTAGCAAATTATGGAGCTTTAAGTATGACGAGACCCGACCTTATAGCTATGTTAAAAGCCGATAAGCCACAGTTAGTTAAAGAGTTAGAGGCTTTAATGGATAGTATGATGTAGGAGGTTAATATGGAAGAGAAAAAAATTAAGATAATGCAATTATTAAGCGAAATATATGAGCCATTATTGGAGTTTTTTGATGTTGATAGCGATAAAATGCTAGACGAAAAGATAAAAGTATTAACTGACTTAAAAAATGGTAAAAAAATAGCTGATATACCTAATTTTTACGATATATTAGAGCTATACCCTACTGATATGTGGGACTTGGAGGCGATTTAATGTTTAAAGTATATGGAGATAACTATTTCAAAGGTTGGGAACTAATAAAAACTGATAACGATATAAATAAAATACATAGTGTTATTGAAAATATGGACGCTAGAGTATATCGTGCTTACATCTTAGTTGAACGTAGCGAGCTACTAAATCAAGATGTAGTTGTTGATAGGGCTACTTTAGATAGACCTAAAACATTAAATAAAAGACGTAAATAATAGTGTTGGAAATCTCGCAAGTGGGCTTTTTTTCTTTATATAACCCCTTTATTATTAGATAAACTATTAGCCACACGCTATACTAACGTAAAACCAAATGGTGCGAGACACGATACCTTATGTGAGGTTTAGGAGGTATCACTTACTTAATGAGGAGGGCGATTTAATATGTTTGAACTATGGGGACGTAATCGAGATACTAAACAGTATGAACTTATTACAAGGTTTGACGACGATAGACAGTTTTATTTTATGCTAGACCAAGTAGATAAATCAAAATACTATGAGGCTATGATAACTCAAGGTCAAAGTTTAAAAATGTATATCGATATTAAGGAGCCTAAAACCTTAACTAAATCTAGGTATAAATAAGACGTAAAATATACGTCTTATTTTTATACAAAAAATAAGCCGACGGGCGTAAAACGGATAGGAGGAGGTTATCTTATGGAAGATAATAAACAAATTACTCAAGGCGTAGATACAGCTACTACACCTACTAACGAGGACAATAAGGCTGGTAAAACTTTTACTCAAGCTGATATGGATAATTTAGCTGGAAAAATTAGAGGCGAGGAAAAAGCTAAAAACGACCAAGCTATTAAACAAGCTGTCGATAATGCTATCGCTGAATATGAGAGACAAGCTAAGTTAACCCAAGAAGAGAGAGAAAAAGAGGCTAAAAGTAAATATGAGGCTGAACTTAAACAACGTGAAGAGCAAATCACTTTACGTGAAAATAGAGTAAAAGCTCAAGAACTATTAGCAAAAAACAATATCCCTATTGACTTAGTGGACTTTGTAGTTGATTTAGACGCTACTAAAATGGAAGAGAAAATCAATACACTAGCAAAAACTTACAACAAGAGTGTAGAGACTGGAGTTACTGATAAATTAAAAGGTAACCCACCAAAAGACTTTTCTAATGATAACGACGACAGTAAACCTAAATATAGTGGTACTGTTGCTTTTTAATGTCTTAATAAGACAATGCCAAAAAATTATATAAAGGAGTGATGTTAATATGGCAAGAACTGACGCAAGAAATATTTTTATAAATGAAAATGATAAAGATAAGTTAGCTGAAACATACGGAGGAGTAATTGAAGCCGTACAAAAAGACGCTGTAAGTGAACAAATTAAAAATAAAAATTATAGTGGAGACCCAAGTACTGGTAGTGTAGAAATCTCAAGATTTACTAACGCTGAAGTTAAAGACCAAGGTACAGCTAGAACTAATGGAAAAGGAGACCACTTAATTGATAAACCAGTTACAGTAAATATTGATACTGATAAGGAAATCGTTGAAGAGTTTAACAAAACTGACTTAAGACTACACGGAGTAAGTGGTATCGCTGAAAAGAGAAAAGTTAACCACGCTAAACGTATGGTAGCTTACTTAGATAGACAATTCTTTGCTTGTGCTGAAAGCGAAGGAACTAACAAGGTTGTTACTGGAGCTAATATTGTTGAAAAAATCGAAGATTTAATCTTAGATGTAGAAAATACTGTAAACGATTATGTTGACGGTGTTGATAGAGACTTATTAGTATTAACAGTTAAACCAGCTATCTACTCAAAAATTAAAAACTATATCAACGAAACTACTAACTCTTTAAACGGAGTTACTGAAAAAGTATTTAATGACGTACGTATTTACTCTAACTCAAGACAAACTAAAGACGCTATTTGTATGATAGACGGAGCTATCGCTCAACCAGTTGTTACTGACGAATACGACGTTGAAAAAATTAACTTATCTAATAATTATGGTTTAGAGTTATTTTTCTCTAAAGGTACTAAGGCAATTATGCCTGATTTAATTAAATACGCTACTATTGAAAACGCTAGCGTTTAATAAAAATAGAAAAGCAAGTCTCTACTAAATAAGGAGGTGTTAATATGGACGAAATAATCGCTAAAATTAAAGAATACTTACACATCATAAACCCAAGTATAACAATAGAGGGTAATACTTTACTTGATTTTGTTATAGGCGAGGTGTTAGATAGAGTACAACTTTACTTAAATAGCGACACTATACCTACTCGTTTAGAGCGTATACTCGCTAATATAGTTAATACTGGTCTAGCAAAAGCTAACGCTAGTATATCTAACAATGGCGACGTAGACCAAGCTGTTAAATCTATTAGCGATAACGGACAGTCTATAACATACGCCGACGGAGTAAAGCAATATTTTACTACTACAAGCGACGAGGAGTTGTTTAGTGGTTTTACCGCTTTACTAAGTAGATATAGGAGGGTTAAAGTTGTATATCCCAAACAAAATGACGACAGCAATAGCTAAAGCCTTTTATGATAAAACAGTTGAGGTTATGAGTAATCAAACAACAACTGACGCCGAGGGTGGCGTAACATATAAAGGCTTAACGGTTGCTGATAGTTTTAACGGTAACGTAAGTTTTGCAAACTGTAAATCTATACAAGAGGAGTACGGACTTGACTACGAGATAGATATATCAATAACAGCCAGTACTGATACTGACATAGTAGTAAACGATATTATTAAATACAATGATGTTATTTATAACGTTACTGATGTACTACCAAGTGATAGTCATATCCTTATCGTGGCGACAAAATGGCGTCAATAACTATTAAAGGTATAGATAGTCTTATACATAAATTAAATAATATCTCAAAAACGGAGCAAGTTAAAGAGACAATGAATACAGCTACATTATTGGTACACGGACAAGCTAAAGCCTTAGCCCCAGTTGATACTGGTACTTTGGCTGGTAGTATCCACCCTAAAGTAATAACTGAGGGTAAAACAATAATTGGTAAAGTATATACAAATCTTAGCTATGCTCCTTTTGTTGAGTTTGGTACTGGGTCTAAAGGTAACGGTACATACCCTAATAAAGATATTAAATTAAGTTATAGGTCAACACCTTGGGTTTTTACCCCTAACGACGGCGAGGACTTTTACTATACTGAGGGTCAAGTGGCTCAACCATATATGTATCCAGCTATCAAACGTAATGAGAAAAAAATTAAAGCTA